ACAGGACATCGCCACCAACCACGGCACAGGTGATCTCGGTGACAAACTGTTGAAGTGTCTGGTACATCTATCCAAATTGAATATCACAGGAGTGGTACAAGGCGATATGATGTTCACCGATAACGATCTGGTTCGACAAGACATTAACAATGGCAAGTTCATTACATTTAAACCCAATGAAATTGTGTATGCAGTGCCAGAAGATTCGGACATAGGCCAACAGATTGCATCTGCTAAGGTGGGAATAATATTCCACACCACATATGTGGGAGAAAGTTTAGCAGAGATGAATGCAGAAGCAGGAGCAGATGTTGCCGCATTCACAAAGACTCCAGATGTGTGGTACGACAATGCCACATACAAAAACGTGTCAGGGTCAGCCACATTCACAGCCGGTGAGTCTGCTGAGTTTGCAACAGGCATCCAAACTTTAAAAACTCTATTGTCCCGAGTGCCGCAGAATCTATCTGCGATGCTGTCCGCCAACAAAGATTTTGTGCCTATGTTCCAGATGTTTATCAACTCAGAAATTAAACAAGGCAGGATCCCCACAGAAGTGACGGCTTTCCTAAAAGGATTTCAAGAGTTCTACCTTGCAAGAATGAACAAACAAATGACAGGATTAAAAGCACAGAAAGCTATTCAATTGAGACAGCAGAAGATGGCAGAGATGCCTAAATTCTTAAACACAGTTCGCAAACCGTTGCAGGCCATGTTGATGTTCTACAAACAGGTACAAGCACTCAAAGCAGAGGCCATGCAAAAAATGAATCAGGCCATGCAGGTGGGCACATTTGCACAGACTGAAAATGGGTTGGAAGTCACAGACCCCGAAGGTTTTGTGGCAGTGGGCACAGATGGTGGTGCTGTTAAACTTGTGGATAGACTAACGTTCTCAAGAAGAAATTTGACTGCTATCAAAAAATTTGAGCAGTCCTAACACAGTTGCATTCACAGCACTTTTTACAGCAGACTCTTTAAAGAAATGTTCAGCATTGTGTTTGCGAATAGATTCAGTGGCCTCATACATTTTAACAGGATCTTGAACTTTTAACCATTCGCACAACTCCACAATCGTATCTATTCTTTTGCCTGTATCCTGTTCTCGGTCGTAGCCCTCATCCAACACAGAATGAAATGTTTGAAATCCCAACTCACGCAGTGTTTCTAGATAGTGTGGTCTACTGTGAACCACAAACATCTGTTGCATAATAACGGGTTTCCATATTTTCTCTGTGATGAACGTGTCTCCTTGGTTGTGTGTTTCAGACACGATGTTGTAGGCAGAGTGGTTGTAGGGCAATTCATAGATGTCTTGATCACTGCCATACCGGGGATAGTCGGTGGTATCCACCCACGGCAACTCGTATTGAGCATTTAATCTCTTGCCCTCGCTTAAAAAACTGTACAAACTGTTGTCCAATAGATTAGATGATTCTAATCGTTTAAACAGCTGAACTCTGTGACTCCTAGGATATTTGTTGAGATATAAGAAATCGTATTTCTTCGTAGAATGATCCACCGTAAAATTTTTATTTTGATATCGCTCCTGCATCATCCACCAGAACCAGCTGGACTCTCCACACCAGTAATAGATTTTTTTATCAACACCCAGATCCAGCTGATGTAGTTGTTCTATGTTAGATCGTGATTCCCATGGGTTTGAGATCACAAACACAAAGCCCTGCTGATGTAGCCATTCTACTCGTTGGTGTAAATCCTGCCAGTAATTTTTGTTAGACCATACTCTACCATTTGCAGATCCGTGATCGATCAGAGCAATACGTCTTGTGTAACTCTTTAAATCATGATCGTGTAGAGTGTACCACTCTCCGGTCATGTCAAACTGTTGACCTTCTATATTGGAAAAATTAATAAACGATTCGAGTGTTTGATGAGCACCGGTCTTCATCACATCTGTTAATATAAAGTTGCGTTCCATGTTACGGTAAATATCGCTATGTTAATGCCCTTTTTACAGTATGTATCTGAAGCTCGTGTGGTGAGACGCCAAAATGACCTTCAACGATACACCTTCCAGGACATACAGGAACGTGTGTATCTGAGTTTCTTGATACTCAGTCTGCTCAAAACCAATCCAGACACAGAGTCCTGGGCTCGATCCTATGCTGATCAGACTCTGACCTACAGTGGCTTTGATGCTGTGAGGAGTTCAGCCAACGATCTCCACAACATGCTGGCAGTGATAGACGGTCGAGAGGACATCGTGAAGAAACTCCGGAATTCTGGTCAAGCAGAAGCACTGCGTCAGCGAAACACCCTGCCCACGCTGGCAGTGAAGAGATATCTACGCAAACTGGAGGATGACTATCGTTTCTTGACACAGTTGGAGAAAAACCTAAAGATCACCAATGCAGAGTATCGACAGCTTCGCAGATCCATCAGCGACTTTGATCGTCTAGACAGGAATTCCAAACGCAGGGTGATCAACAAACTGTTGAATCTGGCTCGCAATCTATTGCCAGGCACAGATCTCACACGCAAACTCAAAGAAATCCTTTAAAACAGCACAAAACCATTATATTACAGCAGAATTTACCATTCTTGGTAATAAATAACTGCAACGTATCACCTGAGCGGTGATTCGCCATTAACGAAGAGAAAACAAGGAGAAAACACAATGGCATCTTTAACAAGAAGCAAACAGAACGCGGCCACTTATGCAGTGGGCTCGTACGTACAGAACGCCAACGTTGGTGCTTTCTTAGTAACAGTCAAAGGTGGCTCTGACGCGGCCCAGGATCTTAGAAACGAAACTGGCTCGAGAGAAGTTATCGAAATGATTGTAAGAAACACAAACGCAATTGGTTACACAATCGCAAACGCAAACACAGGTGTTATGACTATATTAGTAGACAATTCACAGTGGGACGCGGCCAGCTTACAAGCAACGATCAGAGGCATAGCATCTATCACAGGTGATGACTCTACTTCAATTGCAGTGGAAGACTCAACAGTTGTTGCGGCTACTACACTAACAGCGGCGTAATAATAAAATAACAAACAAGAATGATCAACGAGAAATTGATCAAGAAGGAGAAATAAAATGGCAGAAGTAACTTCATATGCAAAAGCAAAAGCAGGCAACGGGATTGGTCCAAAGACTAGAATCATCAACCTTGCAAAAACTAACCTGACACAATCAGAGCTAGATGCGGCAATACAGTATCTAAAAGCAGGTGACGTGGCAGGCACGAACGATGCACACACAGTAGCAGGCATCGGCGTACTTACAGAATCAGGTGTTTTCACTAGTGGAACAACTGACAACGTACAAGTAGCGATCCAAGGCTCAGGCGCATTCACTGCGGCTTCAAACTTTGGTACAGGTTCTACAGGTGTAACATCTTCATTGTTAGCATCCATAGACCAAGCATAATTCTTAATTGAATTAACTACGGGAAGGGTGGACATTCTTTTGTTCACCCTTCCTTCTTTTGTAAATACTCACACACAATAATATGCACACATTTTGTATACAGACACTGGTAGATATTGGGTTTCCCGGAGACACTCGAAGACCGTTTCCTTTCACGTCCAACACAGGTGTGCTGGTGGACAACAAAGACACATTGGATCTGGTGAGAGCTCAGCACAACAACTTCGTTACCACACAACAGCTACTACAGATGCGATCCAACATCACCTGGGACATAATCCCTGAACGATCATCACAGAAATTGGCAGACCGGTCCTTTGGATCTTTCTACAGAGAAGGCAAACATAACGTCTGGGTGTTTGCTTGGCATGCAGAACAGACAGAGGTGTACAATGTAGACGGAGATCCTGTGGGTGGATTGGTTGCGGACTTTCATCAGGTGCCGGTGAATGCTTTCTGTCAAGAGACTGTGACATTCCCTGCCAACTGTTTTGACACCACAGATCCCAAATTTAAAAACACTGTGTTTATGGACCTGGGTCCTGTGGATAAATAACAGCATACTTAGGCTCACATAGGCAGATCAACTTTCCCACAGGCACACAAGATGCAGACATCCAAGGATGTAAAAAGGAAACTATTATGAGCGATTTAGAAAAAACCAATTTAGAAGCACACGTAGATCTCTGCGCCGAGCGTTATAAAGGACTGCACGATCGTCTGTCGGCTATTGAGGTGACACTGAAAAGAATCAGCGATGACATGCTGGTGGGACACAAGAGTTCCAACAAGACACTGATTATGACTGCAGGCACAGTTGTAGCAGGATTACTGTCCACTATAGTGGTAATCCTCATGAAGATGCCCGGCTAACAACCATTCCAAAAAAATTATGTATATTAGACTGTCTCGATATGTTCGAGTTTATATAACAGAATCCCAGATTGCGTTTATCAAAAAGTATGAACAGAGATTCCCACTGCTACAGACACAATTTGATGTGGAAGACATTGCCACAGCTCAAACACTTGCCGCCAAAGGTGCACTCGTGCGTAAGAAATTAACTGACAACACTCAATATGCTTTAAATAGCAATGTGAGGATTGTTGATGACACAAAAAAATAACAGAGCAGAACTGGTAAAACAGATTGAGGCGTACAACCTCAAAACCAAACTGGAAGCCCTGGCCCGCAATGACGAACAGTATCGACCGTTCCGTCACCTGCCCAAACAATTCTCCAAAGGTATTCTCATCGGCAATATTGCCATCGTGCCCAAGAAGCAGGACGAGTCTCGTTTCATATATGTGATTGCGGACATGGTGGAAGCTCGCATACTGTACGAAGACATCAATCTCAAACAATCAGCCATCCTGATAGCACACTATCTAGCAGATGGTAAAGCTGTACCAGACACTGTTAAACGAATGGACTCAGAGTTTGCTTCTCGGCTGTTTGAAATAAAGAACTTTAAACGATTCTATAAAGCCGCTGTCAAAGACAAAGACGACAATAAAGAATTTATATATGAGAACAAATTAATTGAAACACACCGCCATGCGGATGCTATCAAGCATGAAATACAACACAACTTTGACAGCACCTTCAGAACCAATCGTACTAAATAAACACATATGCAAAGCACAGAATTTACAAAACCAGTGACCACAGAGAGTTTATTGTCTGCATTTGAAAGCAGATTTGGACAAACACTTAATTTAGAAGGTCTTGACCCAACACAACTGGAAGACATGGCCAACATGGTGAGAACTAAAATCCACACCATCACAGACAATGCACATTTTGGCAAAGAATTAACAGATGACAACTATCAAAAACATCAAAGTATGTTGGATATTGTTAATCAAGCTGTGAAAGAAGCTCAAGGCATCAACACAAATTTAGCGCCAGCACAACAGGCTGTAGTTAAAAAAATTCAAACAACACCAGGTCTTAAGTCATCAGACAAAGATCAGATTATTGGTGCAATGGTTCAAAAAGAATCAGAAGTTACTGAAGGCATTGAACAGCAATCAGAATTAATCCTTGCCGCAAAAGACATGATGGACAAGGTAACAGGATATCTACAAGACATAGCAGAAATGAAAACTGAAAGCATGTTGGAACTGGCAGACAGAATCAGAGATGAAATGGGTGCTGAAAAAGCAGACGCTTATGTTGCAAAAATTCAACCTGCTCTTGAATCAGCAGAAACAACACTCACTCAAACCAGAGAAGAGTTAGACCAAGGTGTGAGAATACTGACCGGTGAAGAAATTGAATCAGACACTGTTGGTGCTGACGATGCCATGAACGCAGAAGTAGGACTGGATGATCTAGACACAGACTTGGGTGTGGACGATGAATTTGGAGCGGCAGATGCATCAGCTGGCGGAACTGAACCAGAAGGCAGAGCTCAAAGAGAGAGCAGAGAAGTATTCGAATCTTCTTCAAGAATCTACGCAAAACTCGCTGGGAAGTAATCCCAATGAGATTCCAAGAATTCCAAAACAACAAAGCACAAGAGATCGAATCAGCAGTGATGAACACTCTGACCAATCTGAGAGGCTCAGCGGATGATGCTGACCAAACTGCTGAGATCAGTTTTGGTGCACTGGAACAGATACTGAAGAACACAGGCTACCCACAGTTCAATTATAATCTTTTCAAATCTCTGTACGATAGATCAGAAGCTCTAAAAAATGTGGTGGATGATTTTGATCAAGAGAAGATCATACTGAACACAGAGAAACAGGCAGAGAAAGATCCAGAAATGGACTATGACGACCAAGGCTCTACTGATGTGGTCAAGAAGATGGCTCGTTCTGCCCTTAAAAGAAGAACTTAATTGACAAGAAATCAATAATAGCATACACTTGTATACAATGAAGATTGATAAAGATATTCTAACGAACAAAGGTATCCCTCTGGTTGAACGTCATGCCTACAGCACCATCGAGCGAGAGAGTGTGGACGGCAAAAGACTGTATGCCACACCGGATGGTCGTCGAGTTCCCTCTGTGACCACCATACTGTCACAGACCAAAGACATGACACACCTACACGCCTGGCGCAAGCGAGTGGGCCAATCAGAAGCACAGCGTATCGCCACGGAGTCAGCCAACATCGGCACAGTGATGCACAAGAGTCTAGAGCGTCACGTGTTGGGACAGGATAGAACTCCTGGCTCCAATCTCATACAGCAGAAAGCACACGAGATGGCCAATGTGATCATTGAGCACGGACTGAAAGGGGTGACGGAAGTGTGGGGAGCAGAGATCAATCTATACTATCCAGAACTGTATGCAGGCACCACGGACCTTGTGGGAGTGTACAATGGCGCACCAGCCATAATGGATTTCAAACAGTCGAGACGTTTGAAGAAAGCAGAATGGGTGGAGGATTATTATCTACAATTGGTGGCCTATGCAGAAGCACACAATAAACTGTTTGGCACCCGCATACGCACAGGCAGGATGTTCATCTGCACACAGGCCAACGAGTATCAATCCTTTGAAATTGACGACTACGACAAGTGGTCAGATCGTTGGTATCGCAGAGTGGAACAGTATTACAAGAATATACTTTAGGCTATTTTTTTGTAATTTTTTTGTCTTAGTTTTACAAATTGTTCAAAAGTTTCACATTCATACTGCCAGTATTTTTTTAAACCTTTGCCATTCTTTTTGGTTCTTACTACATCTCCTGTGATTGGATCGTGGATGTATTTTATTTTTTTGCTTGACTTGTAATTTTCAATATCAATACCGATCACTTTTATCTTGTTATGGAATATTTCATTAGGTATTCTAAACATATGAGGTTCTTGTGTCATTGTGTTCCAACCAAACACTAGTAAAGGTCCTAATTTTTTTTTAACATTCCGTACCTCATATGAGTGTGTCCATTGTTCCTTACCTGCTATAGTGTTATTTTGTCTACGAGAACTTAAAACAAATTTAGCGTCCTCGTCACTTGGTTTGAAATCACTGCCTTTGCCCCTATACCATTCTAAACTTGGATTCGTGATAGCAATGGCAATTTCTAATAAGTCTTCTACAGGAAATTGATATAATTCTTGTTTGGTCAGAGGTCCTTTTTCCGATAAGATAAATTTTTTGTTATGCCAATATTGTAATATCTTGTCTATAAGCCATAGTCTTGCTTTTGTTATATTTTCTGCGGTGTGTCTAACAACGTCTAAAGGTAATTTCTTCATACCAAATAGTAACATGGATACCATATATGTCAATGCCCATAGTCCATATAAATAAAGTATATGTACTCCATATACAAAACCGTCAATGAAATCACGGGTAAATTCTATGTTGGTAAACAATCATCTAATAGGACTTATTACTTGGGTTCTGGTAAACTATTACAAAGAGCAATAGACAAGCACGGCAAACACAATTTCACGAAAGTCATATTAGAGGATGGATTGACTGCTCAGCAGGCCTCCATCAGAGAACAGTATTGGATCGCCAAAACAGGTGCCATGGGCAATCAGGGTTACAACATGAACTCAGGTGGCACAGGCGGAGATAATAGTAGATATATTGACTATGAGAAAAGAGGAAACCCAAGTGATAATTTCGCTGGTAGACAACGCTGGTGGAAAAATTTAAGCACAGATGAAAAAGCAAAATGGAAAGAGAGCAATAGACTTTCAAAATGTAAAGGCTGGTATGTGAGTAAACTTAACAGCACAAAGGAAAAATTCGTACAAAGCATCGCTCGTTGGTGTGAGGAAAATGATGTTGATAAAAGTATGCCCACAGGTTTAAATAATCCAAAAAGCAGGCTATATCAAAAGCAGACCAAAGGTTGGCGCATAAGGCGTAGTGATATGCCTAAATTAAAGCCTTATACTAACAACAGAGGCAATACAAATAAAGACTTCTGTAAAGGCAAAACTTGGCGTTTAAAGGACGGCAAGCGGGTTTGGATTTCTGTATAAATACAGTAAATGTTAACAAAATTTAAAGGAAACTATTAATCGTGCCTGTTGTTCAGATAAGTCGCATTCAAAATAGAAGAGGTATCGCCACAGATCTACCCCAACTTGCCGCGGGTGAGCTAGGATGGGCCATCGACGAACAGAAGTTGTACATCGGTAACGGCACAGTGGCAGATGGTGCTCCAGCAGTGGGCAACACAGAAATACTGACCGGTGCGGCCGGGTTATTTTCAGCTTCCACCAATTATGTGTATCAAGGCTATCTAGGCACTGCCACTCCCGTTGGAACAGGAGACGGTGTAGACATCAGCAGGACTCTACAGGCAAGACTGGACGAAACAGTTTCAGTGAAAGCATTTGGTGCTGTGGGAGATGCCAGCACAGACGACACCGCGGCCATACAGAGAGCACTGGATGAGTTGTACACAGACACAGCGGACAAAGCAGATGTAAGGAGTCGACGAAGATTATTCTTTCCAGCAGGGCAATACAATGTTTCCAGCACAATCACTATACCACCTTATGCAAACATCATAGGAGAAGGTGTGGACGCAACCACGATTTATTATTCAGGATCAGCGGCGCCAGTTGCTGTCACACAGGACAATGCAGGTGCTGTTTATCCCAACATATCAGCTCAAGTACAGAACATAAACATTGAACAGATCACTTTCAAGAACGGGACAGCACACACAGGAGTCTCTGTGGACTGTGCCAAGGATGTGAGATTTGTGAGATGCAAGTTTCAAGGCACCTATGCCACCAGTGGTGCAGATGTGGCCAACTCCAAGGGAGTGACAGTACGATCCACCACCGCATTGCCCACTGCCAACATTGTTTTTGATTCTTGTGCATTTACAAAATTTGCTCGATTGGTAGATTTAAGTTATGATGTCACATCAGTGAGAATAGTCAATGGTGATTTCAACACAGCCTACTATGGTGCCTACATTGGAGATACCACAGACGGTTCATCCAATGGTTTGATAACAGGTCCACGAAACGTGAGTTTTATTTCTGGTTCTTGGAGCAACATAGGCAAACACGCTATCTTGGTAGATGCTCAAGGCAGTGTTAAAAATATAGTGAGTACAGGTAACTGGTTCTCCAGCGATGTTGCCAACAGTTTTAACAGCTACAACGACAACACCACAGGAAACATAGTAGCAGTGCTACAATTCAATGCTGACGAATGTACCAGCGACAATGATTTTTTTGAAAGAACTGATCTTCGATCCACTTCAGTAACACCAGCACCAGAAGTGGACGGTGTCAGCATGCACGATGGAGCAGTGAGAACTGTCACGTTGGCCGACAATCAATCATCGGCCGCCAACATAGGATTTAGATGGCGAGCATCTGACGCCACATCCGTGATGATAACATACCAAGCATCCAGAGGCACAGATATCAGAACAGGCACTTTTATTGCTGTGGGCAAGGAAGGCACCACACCAGCTTTTGAAGATGACTCAACCGAAACTGCTGATGTAGGTATATCATTTTCAGTTGCGGCCAGCAACAGTGATTCTTCCGCAGGCAATGAGGAATTTGTATTGCAGTATCAGACCACGTCCACAGGCGCCACGGCTCTTGTGCGTTACCAAGTTACAAATATTTCGTAACCGTCAGTTGTAAAATAATACACACACATATTATTATTTTTGTCATAGACATATCGTGATTTGTCCGTTATACTAGCACTTAAAAACAAACACAAACAACTGTAACAATGCCAAATACAATTACCACCACAGATAAGAAAATTCAGATAAATACTGCCATACAACACAACTCAATTCCCGG